TTAAAGTACGTTACAATTTCCATCCAATCGGCTTGCTTATCTTTGTCGAAATCCTTAACCGTATCCCAGCTTGCAGCCTCGAAATTACCGTCTAAGTCTTTATCAATCAATAAAACAATGTCAAACGCTAAACCGTAATTATGTATTGATTGCCAACTATTCGCATTTGTAACTTTTGGACGCTTCTTAAATAGTTCTGCCTGTTCTTCCGGTGTTCTAAATACGTATGCAAAACGCAATCTTACACCTGTACCAAGTAAGTTATTCGCTTCCTGATACTGTTGTAAAAGTGATTCTCTAATTTTCGGGTGCGCTTTCCCGATTCTTTCAATAGTTATCTTATCCATAATTTATAAACCGTTTAAAAGTGTTTAGAAAGTGTTTAAATATTTTATTTTGATAGGAATTTGTCGGTTGCTTTTCTGATTACTGCCGGGAGTTCGTCTTTTGCGAATAGTAGAATTATCCCAATTCCGATAAACGCGAACATTTCCCAAGTTTCCCACTCGAAATAAAATGCCACGAAAATAAAAAATAAGCCTATCAAGGTGCTTATAATGTGGTTAATTACGTTTTTCATTTTTTGCCTTGTTTAAATTTTCCTGTATTTTATCATGGTACGCCTTACACTCTAATAGTTCCGGCGCAATAAGGTCTTTTTTATAAACCAAAGTTTTTTCATAATTTTCTCTTTGTACCGGCTTGTAAGCAAAAAGCAAAGACAATACCGTGATACATGTTATACTAATTGTTTTCATTTCGATAGCTCTTTTGTTTCATTATATAACTTTTCATATTTATTAACAAGCATATTGTAAACCGCTTTATTTTCTTTCTGAAAATTATCCCTGTCAATATCACGTCTCCTATTGCAATAGTTAATGTCTCTTTTATAATTTCTTTCATTTATGATATTTGTATAAGCTAAAAATAAAATTACAGAAAGCATAACTACGAATAATTTGTTTTCCTTGCCTAATTTAACTATAAATTTAAACAAGTCTATGTATTTTTGCATTTGGAATAAATTACTACCGTTATGAAATAACAGTAAATTAAGGTTATGTAGTAAAAGTAGTAATTATTTATTTCAAAATACTCATTTGCAATGTTTAAAATATTTAAAGCCATTAACGTATTAATGCTTTTTTTCGCAATTACCCCCCATTTTTCAGAATGTAACCACATAAAAAAACAGAACAAAAGAGAAACTTCCCCAATGTTCTGTATTAATTTAAACCAATAAAAATATATTTCAGTAGCGGCACAAAAATAAAACATAGCAGAAAGCAATACTATAAAGAAAGGTATTCTTTCTGAATGGGTTTTTATTTCGCTTCTGATATTTTTCATTATTGCTTTGGTCTTGGTTTTGGAAAAACGCCCATTATAGACAATTCTAAACTGTCTAAAATAATTTGTGCTTCCTCGATTGCTTTTGCTTCTTCCTCAGTAGCTTCACGCCCTAAAATCATTTGTTTAAAATCCATGTTGTTATATTTTACTACCAAATATACAAAAAATTTAATATGAATAAAAAAAAGCCCGTATTTCAGGGCTTAATTTTTTGTTATTCAGAAAAGTACAGTTTCAATAGAACGCTTTAATCACGATAATATAACAATAGGCACACTTGTTAAAATGTGCCTAATATTAGAATGTGATATTATTGTATTGTTTAAGACTCTATAATATCTTCGGGGTCTGTTTCTTGATGCCCTGAAAATTCATGGTTAGGTGTTTCAGGAAATATTTCACTTTCAAATACTAAATCTTCTATCTCTGACATTATATCAAAACACCCATCCCCTAAATCAACTACTGCATTTGTTGGAGGAGTCCACGAAACACCAACTACGCCTTTATCTAATAAATCGGCTATCCCTTCCTCTGTTGTATTATATTTTAATTTGTAAATTCTCATTTTTTATTATTTATTAAATTTAGGACGTTATATCAATGCATTCCGAATCTGTTAATGTTCGGCTGAATAAAAATGCTTTATCTACTGTAAATGTACTTCCTCCGTTATTTATTACTAAATACCTGTAATTGACAACCGGAACAACTTGAGTAGTCCAAACTTGCACTCCATTTCTAAAGAATTTAACAGAAGTTCCATCCCTTTGAATAGCAAATTTATAATAGTTGTTTACAGCTAAATTCACCGTGTCTGAAGTCGTCACCGATGAACTCGTTCTTGTGGCTTTTATGCCGTCAAAAAAACCTATATCGTTTGCTCTTGCTCCTGTTGCTGTTGTATCACTTAATCCTACTGATAAATTAGTCGTTGCATTACCGTATAAATAACCCTCTACAAACAGAGTGAAATTGTTTTGATTTAAAACAGAGTTATTGAACAAATCTACGTATGACGTTTCTGCGTTTCTTGTTACTGTTGCTGTAGTTGTTGGAATGTAGGTTGTTGCGTTTGCTCCTGCTTCTAATTGTATTGCAGATATATCAGCAAACTTTCTAACTGAACCTGTATAAACAGGCAATCTTGTAGCTGAATCAATGTTGTTAACCCCAGCTATTGCTACTGATGTTGCTGTAACTGTTGCGATAGCTGTGGCTGTTACAGTAATTAACCAATATCCATTAGTTACTTGCTTTACATTCCATATCCCTGTAGCCCCTCCATTACCAAATAATCCTGTATCAAAGTTGAAATTTTTCCACGTATCTGTCCCAAAAGCAGCCGTACCTAATGTGAATTGACACCAAGAATCGTCAGCTTTTTTAATATAGAATGATGCAGTATAAATAGTTCCTGATGTGATAGAATTATTCTGAACCCACGATGTAGATAGTGAAGTGTTAGCTTCGTTAATATAAAAACTTTTATTTGTCCCGAAAGGATTTAAGTTTGTATTAGCAGTTATGGTTGAGGCATTCCCCCCCCACGGTGTTGTTCCTAAATTGTCACTCTGTAATAACAAATTAGTCCTCTGTGGCTCAATCAATAAACTCGGCTCACTCAAACTTAAACTATAATCTAACTTAGGAACGTTTAATCTATTAGTTGTTCTGAGGTATGGTCTTGGTGTTGAGCCTTGTGTTAGTTGTGCACCCCATATATAGTTACCAAAAGTATCTGTATTATCTAAAACTGTTGTAGTTCCATCATGTAATCCAATATCTATTCTAATTATATTTGTTGTTGTTACTGTTATTGAAAATCTAAACCAACCATTTGATAAAACTTCAGAATTAGTTGCTCCAATGCTTATATTCCCTGATATGAAAGCGCCAGTTATGGTATTAAAAGAAGCCCCATAAGTTGTAGTATTATCTACTATTTGTAAAAAAATACCATTTAAATCTTTCTTTTTCACATAACAACTAAGGGTATAAGTGCCATTTAAAGATACTATAGCTGATACCCTTCTGCTAAAAGTAGAGGCTATTCCATCTTGTTTTAATAAATCAGCGTCTACTAAATTATTAATTGGATTTGATGTTTGATTTACTTGTACAGTACTTAGCGTTTTATTCCAAATTGCATTATCAAATTCCTCACTTCTCTGCAATAAATTATAACAACTATCCTCAATGATACCCAACTTATTCGTAACACTTGAACGTGTTGCTCTTGTGAAATTAAAGTCAACTATTCCATCTCCTGCGGCTACTGTTTTTTGGTAGGGTGTTGCGTATGCTCCTGTTTCTAGTTGAAAACCATAAATAACTAATCCTTTCGTAATATCACCCACATAATTAGTATTACTGTTATCCGCAAGAGCTGCCATAATATAGGCGTTTGCTGTAGTCGACGTAGTGCTTAGCTTAGTTATTGAGCATCTAAACCAGCCATTGCCTTCATTAGATATTTTCGCACTAACCCCTCCTCCGAATACGGTTCCTACTACTCCGTTAATTATATCAAAATAAGCAGCATTGTCTATAGAGTTAAAAAAATTAAGCACTGTCCATTGTCTGCCATTTGACTTTACATATGCTGACAAAGTATAAGTAGTACTCAAACTTACTATTCCAACGGTAGTAGTTAGAGATATATAATGTGAGGCGTTTGCAGTTGTTTCAACAAACGAATCTGCTGTTAACGTTCCATTAGGTGCATTTGTAGAATTAGCTGTTAACGTCATATTATTCCTAATATAAAACGCATTACTAAAATCCTCACTCCATTGCAACAAATTCCTCTTATTCTGAACCTGTGCAAAATTCTTTCCTTCTCCGTAGCTTGAAGGGACGTAAACAAATGGAGCATCTGATAAAATATTATATCCTAAATCCCTACTGATTTCACGGATATTCTCCACATTAGCAGAGAAGTCTTGTGTAACTCCACCGTTTAATATTGCTCTATTATATGTACGTTTCATCACCATAAGTGACGGTGACTTTCCTGCTGCTAATATCCTTGCTTTTCTTTTTAACTTCATATTAAATAGCTGTTAACATTCCGTACAAATGATATTCGTTAGCTACGTCAGTATTATCTATTCCTACTAACGCTCTCCTTTCTTGAGTAGTAGCCACCTCAAAAGAACTCATCACCAGTGTTGTCCCTGATGCCACAAATGTTATTTGTCCTGTTCCGCTTTGGTAGACCTCGCAATTAAACCCGGAAGGAAGCGATGTTGGTATTGTAATTGTGATTGCAGATGAATTTGTAGTTATTATTTTCTTGCCATTATCAGAAGAAAGTAATGTATAACTAGTTCCTGTTTGTATGTTTTTTGTTATTATAGGAGTGTCTTGACCAAAATCCAAAACGTCAGAACTTAATATAGGCGTTTGGGCTATACCAACAGTTACACCGTGTAATTTTAATTCAAAAATTTGACCTGTATCAGTAACCCTGAAATATGCAGTTTCATTATCTTCTATTACTAAAGCAGGATTCCTGCTATTTATGTATGTAGTTATTCCTGAAACGTCTTGAGTCGCTAAAGAAGATGATAATAATGTATACTCTGTCGTAATTACTCCGCTTACAGGTATTTCTGATTCTCTAACATAAGGATCTAAACTATTATTATTGAAATCATCCAAATCATAATTAGACGGATCAAATGAAAATACCCCGCCTAAGTTATAAGCCGGATATTTTAACTCTTCCAATCTTAACGATAAAGCAGTAATAGTGGCAAATGTTTCAGCCGAACCGCCAATATCAAAAACGCTTATCTCAGTTATATCATAAATCCTTCTCTTTGCCTGTCCTTGTTCAACTACTTGAAATTTAGTCCCATCAGCAGAAAAATAGAATTTAGACAATATAAAAGTTCCCAGCTCGGAATCGATATGTTCCCACGTGTTTAAAGACTTCTTTTTTATTTGTAATGTTGCCATATTATCCGATTTGTGTTATGATAACATTTAGATTTTTAGCTGTAATATTTGTAATTGCTGTATTGTTTTGTCCCCAAATTTCGATGTAGTCCCCTTGTGAGTGCGATACAACACATTGAAACGCTACCTGCTCAGCAACCCCAACCCCTGAAGTTGTTGATTCTGTTTGTGAAGGAACACGAACCGCCCCTAACTTACTGTCATAAAATCCAAATTTGCAAACGTTATTATTGCCTGCTGAATAATTTAGGTTCGCGCAAGAAATTAAGTATTTACGTTCTATTACTGCATCACAGGTCAAACGATTATCAGAATGTAAATACTTTGCATTGTCAGCACTTGCAGTTGTAACTCCGGCTAACTTAGTCCATGTGTTTGTTGCGCCTATAACCGTAGCAACTGCGTTATTTTGCATATACATCTGACCGTTTACAAAAGTGTTTTCAAGTCCTTTATTTGCCACAAATAATGCTTTATTGCTAGTTTGTGTAACTCCTAATAAATAATTAACAGAAGTACCTGTAAAACTGTTTGAATCTAGTAAATAAGACTCATCTGCAATTGTAGCAGAGGCATTTAAATTAATACCAACTGCCGAGCCATTAATCACCCACCCAGAATATAACATTCTTATTCGTCGTGTAATTGTAGCTGTTGATAGCACGTTTATTGCTGTTGCTCCTGAAGCCGGAATAAATAAAGATGTGTTTGCCCCGATAGTCCCGATTGTTCCGTCAAAATCTAAAGTACCATTATTGTTAAAAGTACTCTCATTCATTAAAATAGCGGCGTAGTTTTGAATACTACCTAAAGAAGCGCAATTTGATATTGTAAGCCCATTTAAAAAACAGTTATCTGTTGTTCCATTCCCGTTTAAATCAAATACCTCGCTATCATCAGCAATAGACATATTAGATAAATCAACGTCTGAGGTAGAAGAAAGTAAAGCCCCTGACACCTTCCCTGTACTTCTTAGTAATGCGTTATGCGATGAAAGACCGCGTAGAATTGACCCATCTTCCATAAAAATTCTATCACCTAATAAATCAACCTCATTCAGAATCGTGTAAATAACTCCTGCTTTTAACGATATAACACCACCTACCGGAGTAGGTAAATCTGATTTATCAGTAACAAAAACAAAAGCCTCTGGTAAAAGTCTTTGATTTGGTAAAGTATAAATTGAAGGTAACCCAAGTGATTTATTGTCAAATTCTAATTTTAACCCATCCATGTATAAATACGCATTTGGATTTATCTCCGGTTGTGGGTTTGTATCAAATTCAAAAGTATAATTAATAACGTCGCCGGACGTTAAATTAATAACTTGCGAAAACGTACGCCAAATGTCTTTATTGTCAGGTGAAAGTGTTAAAATATCAATATCTAAAGAAGTAAAAAGTACTGTGTTTACATATACATATACTTTAAATTTAGTATCAAAATCAGTTGCGAATGTTGTCCCATTTAATAGTCGTAAACTTAGAATGTAAGTCCCTGTTCTATTTACTGTTGTTTCTAAAGCATCGCCGAAATCAAAATTACAGAATGTAGCGTTTACCGGATCGACATTTGTAAACATTTCTATACTTCTATTGCCTTCAAAACTTCGTGTGCTAGCTTGAGTTACTGCGCCGTCACCACTATGATTAATAGTCACATTATCCTCAAAAGTTGATATTGTTGGGAGTAAATTGTCGTTATACTCGGACGTACATTGTTCTATTAGTTCTAAAAATGCCATAATTAATCTTGTGTTAAGTATTCAAAATCAATGTTTATATTTTGCCCTACGCCTAAAGATGAACCGCTAATTCTCAAAACATTATCAACTCCGATTGATAATTTAATAGGTGTATGATTTATTGAGTTATTACCGTAAATACGTGAATTAATTAAAGATGACGTGTTAGGTAAATATTCAGCGTCGATAATCTCAAAAAAAGATGTCGTACTTGTAATAACTGTCTGTTTATTAATTAAAACGCCTGTTATTTTAACCCTATTCCCTTGTTTTGAAAAGTAAACAGAATAAAAATTGCCATCACCTGAAACGTCTGTTATGACATTTGATGCTTGCGTTTCTTGAATTGGTGCAACTCCGTAAAATTCATCTATAAATGAATCATTAACCGCTCGGTGCTCTGCTGCTGTTATATTCGATGCGCTTGCTAAATTTGCATCTGACAACGCCTGTATTGTGTTTTTTGTACTCATATCTTATGAAAAATAATCTGTTGAATAATCTGCTACTGCATAATCAGATGTAGCAATTGAGAAATCCCACTCAAAAGCGTTGAATATTTCGTTAAACTCACTTAAAAATAAATTATCCGATAAAGTGATTTTATAATTGCCATTTGCCCAGAAAAGGAAAGATGTATCTATTGAGAAAGAATTGCCTGTAACGGTTATTTCTGTTGTATCAAAAGTGCCTATAACCGTATCTGTATCAATATTAATAATTGTAACATAACCGCCATTAATAAGCGTTACATCTCTGTTAAATTGTCCGTCAATAGTCAACGGGAAAGAAGCCAACGTATAAAATCCATCCGGCGCAAAATCAACTAAAGTTAACGGTTCGAATATTTGTAATTCAGAAGTAAAAGTATCAGCGTAATTAATAGCTACTTTAAAATCAATATCAAAAACATTCGTATCGCCTTTTCTTTCAGTTGATGAAATTGTTTGCTTATCTGTAACTCGGTTGCCATTTACGTAAATAACAGATTGAGAAAGTAATTTATTTAAACGTCTATAAGTGAAGTTATCAATCTTTTGAAATCTGTACTTTTCAAACTCCGTTTCAATTAGTCTTGAAGTAACTTTTGTACCGTTTATAGACGTGTATTGCGAACTTGTGCTTTCCGAATCGTTTAACTCGAAATTACAACGTAATCTTATACTTTGAAAATAATCCGCACTTAAATAGAAAGTCGTGAAATCTCTGTAATCAAATCGGCTTGTTTCTTCAATCTTATACGATGAAATTAATATCTGGTTTGAATACCAAACATAGTCCGAAACAGTATGAACGAATTTTAAAAAGACAGAACGATAATAAAAGTCCTGATTTATATTTGCAATCTCGAAAGCAATCTGAGGAAGTCCGTTTGAATCTGTAAATTCAGAAATTGCTACTTTGCTAGTAATATCTAACAATTCCGTTCCGATACAGTCAACAACAAAAACAGAGTAATTGCCATCAAAAGCAATGCCTTCTTTTGTGTTTGTTATCTGTAAATAAGTTTCGGTTGGGTGTAACTGTATCTGATCGAAATATCCAATTTTCGCCAATGACGGCAAACTTTCAGACTTCGCTTTTAGGAAGTTCGGCTCTAAGCGTATAAAAGAGTAATCGTTCATAGTATCGACGTAATCACTACGTTAATATTTGAGTTAATGCATCTGAAAATAATGTGCTATTCGTATAATTAACTCCGTTTATGCTTATTTGCTCAAATCTAACAATTTTATTTATTAAAATATCATTGCTATCATACAAACTTACAAAATTATTGTTTATCTTATACGATACGCCTGTATAATTTATACCGTTTAAAGTAATTGTTCCGGCTGATCCGGTTATTTCTACAAAATCAGAAACAAATTTCTCTTCTAAAGTTAAAGTCAATTTGTTAGTACTCCATTCATAATCTAATTCTTTTGGATAACCTGAAATTAAATCATTTGTATTTAATTGAACCCGAACAAATCCTTTTAAATTCTGTACGTCTTCAAATAATTGTGTAGCAGTATCAAATTCAGAGTAAACAGTTACTTTGTGAATTATCGGGTTTAAAATCTTTTGTTCTGCAATATCGTTAATTGAAATGTTTTCGCGGTCCACAACCTCGATAATTTCGCCTACTTTTTGACTTCTTAATTCTCCGTTAATCCTAAACAAAGTATTTTTAATTAACCGGTTCGGAATGTATTTTCCGGCTGTTGCCAAATACGGAAACCATCTTTGAATATTTCTTTTTATTGAGTAATTAAGGTTTGAATATTTAGTAGGCAAAAATACACCTGTAACGCTTGTAAACCCTTCGTCGCCTCTATTTGTATATGTTACATTAGATAATGGATAATTAACCGTAAAAGAACCTGTTCCGCTTCCGGTAGGCGTGTATTCGTTAGTTGTTAATGTTATAACGAAATCCTTTAAAACAGCAACGGTGTAATTATGCGTATCACCTCCTGAAATTAAAGTAATTGTTGCGCCTACATTAAAGCCAAGTAAAGTCCAGTTAAAAGTACCGTTTGAAAGAAGTTCAATTTGAGTGCTGTTTATAGTTCTATACGTTAAAACTGCTGTAAATTCATTTCTTGAACCCGGCGCAAGTCGTACGCAATCCAAAAGAAAAAGACTCTCATCATTTTGCAACGATGTGGATTTTTCCGAAACCTGTGTAGCCCTTTTGCGTTGCTCTTCAATTAAATAAGCTGACCTGATATGCTTTAATTGAATTCGCAAATTACCGTCTGTCTTTTTGCTGTCAAACATCCATTGACTGTCTGTATGAATATCGTCAATAGTATTTTCTCCGTTGTTTTCACGTGCCTCTGAGCTTTTGGAGTAACCCATCCAATACTCTTTTAAGAAAAATCTTTTATTGAATATTGAATTATTATTTTCATCAGGTAATTCCAAAAATGCGCCTATTTCAACATTATCATAAAACTTATCAAATGTTTTTATTTCTACATTAGTCGGGTTAATTTGATAATCACCGCAAATTTCTTTAGGAATATCAACAATATCGGAAAACTTATTATTAAACGGCTTATCTATTATCTGACTAAGTAAATACCCATTGAATGTAAAATTATCGTAGTGTTCGCCTCCGTTGTCGTAATCCGGCGCAATTAACGGAACATTGCCTACTGATTTAGTAGTGTGTTTCATTAAATCAATTAACCTAACTCCTTTTATAACTGAGTCAATCGCTGTTGACGTTGTTTGAATTGTCATTTCATCACAACTGAATTGAACCGTTGAACTACTGACCGGAGTACCGCCCGGCGTTGAATAAGCAGAACCAATTGCAACATAAGCGTAAATAAAACCTCCGGCGGGTAAATTTGGTATTGTAAAAGTAAAATCCTGATTTACGTTTATTACAGGGTTTGTTGATTGAAATATATTTTGTGTTGTGTGCTGTCCTGTTTGGTAATTTGTTCCATAACCAATTGTTAAAACTGTATTTGTACTAAATCCGGTAGTACTAACTAATAAATTAACATTTTTTAAGGTTATTACAGCGTTTGTTAACTCAAATTTTGCACGCACATAAGTAAGCTCGTTTCTTATTTCCTGTAATTCATTTTCAGGCGGAAATGATCCGGTTTGTTGAACTTGCTCAAAAGGGACAAAACTATCTTCAATACCAAATGTGACTAAGTTTGTAACAGGTGAAATAAATGCGAAATCCTGACCGTAAAAGACGAAATTAGTATTTACGTTTGTACTGTTTACCCATTTACTATTTTGCTGTATTGGTTTTGCCTTTAAAAGTATGTTAGTCGTTTGGCAAGGCGCAATTGTATTTCCGTCCAAGTCCTTATCAGAAAAAGCATTTACATAAATATCCTCACGTCTTTTAATTTCCTCGCGCTTTGTATTTTGGATTACTTTGAATTTTATTTCATCTTCCAAAACAATAGCAGTATACCCATCGACTATGCCTGTTACAAATTGAGTACCGTCTTTCTCTAAAATAACTTCTACCTCACATTCCCATCCTTTATTCGTTATTTCAGCACTTAAATAATCAAATCCTTGTGAGGCGTATTGAAATCTCATTCCGTTTTGCAATGACTGAATTGACGACATCTTTTCAAAGTATCCACGTGTTACAGTCAGCTCTATTTCTTCATTTCCTATAATTACATCGCGCCCAAAACGCCCTTCGTCCTGGCTTACTTTATGACTCGCGCCATCGAATCCGAAAAATTCCGACACTTCAATTTTGCCTATTTCCGGCAATCCAAGAAAATTGAAATAATATTTAAATGTCATATCCTTTTATCCTTAATCTATTATTTAACATTTCTTTTCGTTGTCCGTTAACCTTTTGGTAAATTCTTTCGCCTTTTTCGTCTTTAACTATTGTAATACTTTCTTTATTTCGTATCGTGTCGTTAATCGCTTTTAATTCCGCTTTCAATTCCGAGTTATCAGATTGATTAATTACAATATTAGGTAAAATTCCGTTATTAGTTAGAATTCCGTTTAATCCATTGTCAAACATCATAGCCGACTCACTAGCGGTGTAAACTTTATCGCCTCTATTTAAGTAAGTTAATTGCGCCCCTTTATCAGATCCTAAACTTTTTATTTTACCGTTTTTATCAGTTATAACCTCCGCCCCTTTTTCCTGAGTCCATGCTAAACCTTCCGGTGCGTTATCCGTACCAACCGCAAAAGCGGGCGCACTACTTATCATTGCAATTTGTGCAGCACCAATAGCGGCAGCAACCGCTGAGAAAGGCAAACCAAAGGTTAACGGACTTTCTGCTACTGAAGCCATTATAGCCTGAGCAGTATCTAAAATTATATTAAATATTGCTATTTTACGCTGTTTTTCTGCTTTTTCACGCTCTATTTTCTCGCGTTTTTGTTCATACTGTCTTTCAATCTCTTCTTTAGCTACTGCGCTTTCTCCAGCAAATTGTAAAGCTATTTCTTTTTCCATTGCCAAACGTTCAAACTCTCGTTTAAATCGTTCCTCTGAAGACTTAGATAAAAAGTTTCCTAATTCCTGAAATGCTTCTGTTATTGCTAAAATTGTAACAGTTGTATTTTCTCCGAATCCGGTTATCTGGTCGTTAAGAATTTTAAACAATTGCGGGAATCCTGAATCTGCTGCAAACTCAGACATAAAGCCTTGCATATAGCTAGAAACTTCTTGCAGGTATCTTTTTTGATTTTCTGCATTTTCTTTTAACTCTGCATTTTCTAAGTCTAAAAGTTCTTTTCTTTTTGCAAAGTATTTAGTTTGTATTTTAGTTTTTTCATCTGAAGTAGTTTGAGTTGCTTCTAAGTCTTCAGCTAAATTTTGTAACTCTAATTGTAATAACTCTTTTTGTTTTTGCTGTTTATAGCTTTTTTCAAATCCTGTTACTTCTTTAAGGCGTTTTTTAGTGGTTGCTGTCGTAATGTTTGCAAGTTGCAAATTAAACTGCTCTAAGTCCTTTAATTCCTGTTCATTTAAATCTCTTTGAACTTCTAAAGTATTCGTTTCGCGTTTTAATTTCAGTATTTTATCATTTGTATCTTTTACAATATCGAAAACCTTAACTCCGTGATTCAATTGAATCAACTCAATTTCTAAGGCTGTCTTTTTATCCAAAGAAAATAAAGCACTATCTAATTCTTTTTTAGCGTCAATACGTTGTTGAGCTGTTACGCCTTCAGTTCGTATGAATTCGTTATATCTTTCGTTTAACTCTGCTTTTTGCTCTTCAGTTCCTTTTTTATTAAGGCGTAACTGTTCTGCAAGCTCTAAATTTGCAAGCTCAATCTTTTTAGTTATAAAAGCATCATAAGCAGTTAATCGCTGATCTAAACTGTTTCCTTCGTCTTTAAATATACCTTCTAAAGCTTGCGCCTCTAATTCTTTTTGTTGCTTAATCAATTCGTATTGATTGGCTAAAAAATCCTGCATTTCAAAGCTTAAATCTTTTACCTGTTTTATTTTCTTTTCGCGCTGTTTATCTTCTTGAATTTCTAATGCTATTGTCTTTTGTTTTAAATCGAATATAATTGCATCATTTTTAGTTATACCACTTCTAAACGCATTAATATCTCTTTGAACTCCTAATAGTTTCTTTTCTGCATTTGTTTGGTTAATTGTAGCGTTATATAATATTTGAGGATCAACCCCACCTTGCTCATTAAGTTTAAATAATGCTTTTGCACGTTCTGTTAATTGTTTAACAACTGCTTTTTGGCTTTTCTCTTCTTGCTCTAAATCTATTAATCTTTGTTTATTACTGACATTTGCAGCAGTAGCTAATTCAATTTGCCCTTTGCGTTCCAGTGCTTTAGTCAAATCTTTTACAGCATCACCATATTGACCTGATTTAATTTGTGCATCGGTTAAATCTTTGAAGTAATAAAAGTATTGAGCGCGTAATTTCTTAATAGCCTCTGCTCTGAAATCTTCATTTGCATTTACGTCTTTTGCAACTGATAAATATTTTCTTAATTCAATAATATCATCCTGAGCGTTTTTTCTACCTTCTACCCTTGACTTATTAAACTCTTTTTGATTTTTATTTAATTCGTCTAAAGCCTCAGAAGCACCAAATAAAGAAGCTGCCCAGTTAACTATTTCTTTTCCGTAAACTGTAAGCAAAGTAACGCCTACTGTTAAAAGTGTTTGAAAACTAAATAAACTGCCTGCTATTTGACTTAATACACTTTGTGTTGGTTTTCCTTCTGCTTGTAATTGTTTATTTTGCGCAATAACATTCTGCATTGCATCAAAGAATATCGGTAAGTTATTCGATATCGCCATAAATCCGGTCTGAACGCTATTAGCAAAAGCAGGCATCTCACGCCCGATTTGATTAATGGAATTACTTAACGGATTAAAGGCGCTTGCATAATTTCCGACGTTTCTAGTGTGTTTTCCGACTGTTGCGTCAACTGCTCTTAAAGTAGTATTATATTTTTCTGTTACTGCTCTAAGAGTGTTTAGCCTTGCCTCTTCCTGTGCGGTTAAATTATTATAACGTTCTTTTTTAGCTGCTAAATTATTATATGCTGCCTGTACAATGTTTAACTGTTGTTGTGTTTTATTATAAATGTTTTGAGCCGCTGCAAGTTTAGCCTGCTCTCTATCCATTTGCGCAATCGCTTTATTTCGTTGTTTCTCTAAATCCTGATAAGATTTACTTTGATTAAGTATTGATTGAACAGATTTATTAGTCGTGTTGTTATGCTGCGTTTGCTTTTCAGAAAGTTTTGTTAACTGCGTTTGAAGCGATTTTATCACTTTTTCCTGTTGTTCATATTGCTTTGTCAGTTCCTTAACGGCACTATCCGAACCGGAAGGAGTTGAAATGTTTTTAGTTGCTGCGCCTACTTTATTAACGTTTGCAACCATTGTTAAAAGTTCAGCGTTTGCTTTTTCTAGGTCTTTTAACGCACTAGGACTGAGTATCTCAACGAATTCTGCCATTACTTAATCTTTTTATTTGCTTGTTGTTGCTGTGATATAATCTTTTTAGCCGCTTTTTCCAATGAAATATAAGTAGCTAGTGTCATTTCTTCTTTCAATAGTGAATTGTTTGGCAAAATATTTGAAAGCCCTACTATACTATCAAAGTAATCAAAATCTTTGCCTTTGGATCGTTTTACCATTGCATCGAAATCCATTTCCAACATCGATAAATCGTTTTGTATAATGCCTATTTCAATAGTTAAAACCCTATGAACTTCCTCTGTAAAATCTACAGACATATCCAAAACAATATCAAAACCATCTTTTAAAGCCTTTACAAAGTCAGTACGCATTTTCTCCGTTGTCTTTGTGTAGTAGTAAAAATGCAATGAACGCTTTAAGGTTATAATCTTGTATTTAAGGAAGTTTATTTCGTTTGTAAGCCTTAAATATTCTTTTGCCTCGTCATTGTCAGACTTTAGGAAAAACTCGTCATAAATAGCCATAAAAACAAGTTCTAAGCCTTTTTCTCTGGGTTTAGGGCAAAGTAGTTGATAGTTCTTTGTTTTGAGTATTTCAAAGAAAGTTTTCGCTGGTATATTTTCTACACTGTTAAACTTCGGCATCTTCTTGACTATGTTTTATTTCAATAAACATTCCCCATTTATTTAATAATGGTTCATTTTTTATAATTAAATCTAAAACAGACTTAACTTGTTTTAATTCGTCGTTAACTTTTTTAATAAGGTCTTTGTCTATTAAATTTTCCATAATTAAAGTGTATTAAACCAAAAAAGGACGCATAAATTAATATACGTCCTCATCCTTGTAAATCAAAGATAATCATTTTTTATTCAAAACTTTGGAAATATCTGAAATTAATATAGGCGCATAAACTTTTTGCTGCCTATCGTTAAACCATTTTTGATTAAGCCCTAAAATATCCCTGCCATAAGTAGTAACTAATCTATCTTTATAATCGGCTGGCGAATCGAAAATATAACCGACGGAATTACTTAAAACGAATAAACTACTACTAAAATATTTAGTATTTATTAAATCAACATTTCCAAATCCGGCAAGTCCATTCATCATATTTTTACGAAATGCGTAATCTTGACTTTCGTATTTACCTATCTTTTTGTTATTAGGTCTTAACCCGAATTCAAATTCGTTAATCTTTCTTTCTTTTAAAGCCTTTTGGTCGTTCTCCACCATCTCGTTGACCTTCGGTTTTATCCAAGACGTTGAGGCTATCGATGCTACTCTCTTCTGCATTTCCTTTGCTGATATTGCTGTCATGACGTACTATTTTATTATTCATTTCACCGCATTTCTTACACTCCATTCCTCCAATCTTCAAAGGATTGCTTAAAAACTCGTCAATAACCGTGTCCGATTGTTGATTTGTGTGTTTCTTAATCCATTCTTTTTGCTCTGCTTTGCTCCAACTGCAAAAGTCTAAAGCATCATCACCGAAAATTTGTTTGTTAAATATTTGCATATATTTTTGTTTTAAAGTTACAAAAAAAGCGGCTAAATTAATAACCGCTTTTAAATAATTACATTTCAATTAAGCTACTGTTACAGCAGTATTTGATTTTCCTTTGTAGTACTTAGTACCGATTATAGCAGCATCAGCAACATTTACAGAATCGTATAACTGAACTACAACCGTGTCAGAAGCAATCAAAACAGCCGTCGGAGTATATTCGTATTCCTCAGTTAATGAGTTATAAGACAATGAAGCCGGAGTAATAACATCGACAGCATCATTTACAAATGATCTTAAATTTGCAATTGCAATTCCTAATAAATTAGTATTTAAGTTCATTCTGAATTGAGCCTTAAAGTAAACTTTTGCATCAGAAGCATCAGCGCGAGCGGTTAACACAATATCAGTAATAGGCAAAATTTCAGTATTAACGTTGAAATCTAAAACAGAAGCGTCTAAAATCGCTACATCTCTGTTAAATTGTGTTTCGTTCATTAACTGCATTGTTACTGATACACTAGCGGAAACAGAACCATCAGTAAACATGTAAGTACCAGTATTCAACATCCCCAAGTCGAAGCCTGTGAAAGTTGTTCCGCTTGTTGCTCCGGCAATTGCTCCAGAACTAAATACAAATAACACATCAAACGCTTGTTGTGAGTTGTAAGTGTATAAAGCACTAGCGAATTTCCAACCGCCTTTTAAGAATTTGAAAGTGTAGTAAGGTAGTCCGTTACGAACAACCGATAAAACACCGCCTTGAAATTCCTCAGTAGTTGATTCCGGCGTATTGTTAGTTGCTTCAACAGCTCCCAAAATTGGAATGAAATTACCAAGTTGAATCTGATCGTTTACATAGGCTTTGTCGAAAGTGTCAGTAGTTGTATCTAAAGACCATCCTTTAGGCACTAAGATGTAACCTGTAAGCCTTCCATTTTCTATAATGCAATCAGGTAAGCCTAAATTGTGGCGAACTGTAACACAGTCCTTTTGATTGATAGGTATTGCCATTTTTTATCTTTTTTAATAATTAGAATTGAATTGTTTGTAAGCAGGAACTAATCCCGCTGAACGTAATGTCTGCATCCAAAGTAATAGCGTTACAGATAAATACTAAGTTCTTTTTTTCTTCCCTTAAAGAGTATTTTTTTACCCTTCTCGTTCTAAACGTCTGATTGTCGTATCTACTTATTCCGCTTTGCGTTAATGCTTGTAATAAGTTATCTAGTATCGGCTGCAATATCACATCATAATCGTATTGATGCTGATACGGATTAAATTCGTTTGGCGCTTGGCTTTCGGTTAATATTACAATTCTTGCTGACCTTCTAACAGATGGCTCGCGTAAATCGTTTGTATCTTCACCTTCTACCAACCAAACCAAAGGAAATGATAGTTTTCCTTTTAAAGCTAAATAAGAAGCTAAAACTTCCTCTGTACCCCAATTAAAATTAATAGGATATTCGTTGTTTTTTGCGTCTGTTATTTTAGGCAAAACCTCAATTAATCGCGCTAATTGGTCTTCAAAAACTATCATATTCCAAATGAATTTTTCTCCTGCAATTCGTCGTAAATAAAGAACTTATCAATGTTGAATAGTGGAAAATCTGCTTTTTTATCATTCATATACTGCCACAATGAAACATAAACGTCTGTTGTATTAGTAAACCAATCAATAAAAAAACCGTCTAAATAAATAGTCGGATAATAGCAGTAACCATTTTGATAACCTTTGTAAAATTCCTGACTTGCATTTGCAATCTTGTAAGCCGGAGTTACTAAAGTAGCTGCTTCAACATTAACTCGAACCGCGCCAGCACTAGCTAATCTTTCGTTAGTTTCAGTTAAGAATAATTCGTAAACTCTAAAAGCAATCAAAGAATAATCGTCTTGTAATCCCTTCCAAACTTTACCGTTATACTCTTCCCCTTCTACTAACTTTTTATAAGAAGCGTATGACGGATTAACAAAGTCATCCGCCAACGCTAATTGTAGTTCATTATACGTATCTAATTGTAGAGCGTTTAGTAATATGCCTTTCTCAACTTTCGTTATTAAATTATCTAAATAATCCGTGTTGTCCGGCGTTGCCAAAGCTGCATTTGCAACCGGAGCAGAAACGCTTAACGGAATGTTTAATACATTCGCTTTTTGAAAGTGTCCTAAGTTTATTATATTCATTACTCTTTATTTTTAAATACTTTTTTCGCCTTTTCTTTGTAGAACTCCGCTACTTTATCAACTCTTACAAGCGTAGTAGCCAAAGAATACCCAAACTCGCAAATATCGCCTTTCTTCTTAGTTGCGAAATCTTCTGTGAATATTACTTTTAACTGCTTAGCCATAATTAAGAGCCTAAAGTAACTAAGTTGCCAGAAATGTTAGTTACATAACGGAAAGCGTCTTTTTCACAGTCACGAACCAAGAAAGCCATTCTTTTTCTAGCTTTGATAGTTTTTTCATCTTCTGTAAATTGAGTCCCTGTGTAACCTTCTGACAATTCAATTCCTGTTCTTTCGTAGATTGCACCTTTCGAACGTTGCCCAATCATCATTGCGTTTGAATTAGCTAATACGCTTGAAATAACTACTGTTAATCCAGAAATATTAGTTAGTTGTCTGTCAGCAAATGGAGGCTGAATGTAATTACCGTGATCGTCTTTTGTAGAAATCATCTTGTTGTAGCAAGTTTCATTCATAATTACGAAATCCGGCATAAAGTTAGTTCCGGTAGTAATGTCAGCCTTAACCGCGTTAATCAAATCGTAAATTGTCGGATCTTGAATAGCTTGAGCAGTTGGAACGTAAACCGGAGCAACCGTAGCCAAACCGAATAACTCATTTGAAGTGCCACCACCTTGGAAGATTTGGTTTTCTTCAGTTAATGCGATATTTGTTTGCAAAAAGGGAACTAACTCGTTTTCGAAATCTTGAGCATCTTCACCGAATTCCTCTGTAACAACCAATGTATCACCGATTTTCTCAATTGGAATACTTCCTTTTTTCCATTTAGCAGTTGATTCTGGGAATAACGCACCCTCTGCTCTCATTGCTGCGGCTCTTACAGTAGTGTCGGCATCCCAATCCATGTAAGTGATAATTCCATTTGTGTTAGCATCGGAAATTTTCTTTTTCATGAATAAGTCAGTTACTCTGATTGCTCTGTGCTGCAATTGTCCAATGTCTGGCAAACCGTAGAAATTGGGATTGTTAACCGCGCTTGCTCTTGTAGTAAGTGCTTTGATTACAACCGCCTCACGCCCACCTTTCATAATAGAGCGAATCTTTTCTTTGTTCGCCTCAAACTCTTTACGGACAGCGTTGTCCTCACCAACAGTCCCTTTAGTTTCAAGTTCTTGAATTTTAAGCCCTAACTGATCCATTTTATTCATTGTGTCAGTAAGTTCTTTTTCCAATTTTTCAGTAGCTGCTTTGATTGCCTCATCTCTTTGAGTCAACTCATAAGCCTCTTTTGCTGCGAAATAATCTTCAGCGTGTTCCGGAGTCATTTTGTCAATCTCCGCTTGTGTTTTTTTTGTAAACATCTTTTTAATTTTTTAATTAATTTCTTCTTCTACGTTCGATTGTTTGAGTGGCTTCTGTTGCCGGCTCTTCTTTATATGGAGTGGGCTTATCGTCCGGCTCGTCTTCTTTTGTGTTTAATACTCCTGTTGTGTGATTGCTTCCAAATACAACTAAACTACTTTCTTTTACGTTCTTAGCCTCTTTTATGATAAAGAAGTAAGGAATGTACTCGAATTCATTTTTATTGGCTATTGTGTCGATATACGCGTCATAATTGCGTTTTTCTGTTTCATCTTCCGGATTGTTTGAATCCATTGCAAAAAGAATAGTTACATATTGCATACGTACACTTGCTTCAATTGAATCCCCACTATCTAGCCATTCTTTAACGATTTCATTCTTAACCTGGCTTTTAGCTACCTTGTAAATCAATGCTTGCGTATTTCCATCGTATGGCTTGCCTAACATCGAAAAAGGAATTGAGGCGGTAAACATTTCGATATGTTCTTTACGTACAATTACGTTTTCAATACATAATTCATGGTCCGCAACTAAATAAACTTTTCCTTGCTGCTCTTTAACAGATTTATTCCAAATACCGTCAACGTGCAAATCATCGTGGGAATCCAATATTTTAGTTGAATTAACAGCGATGTAATAAAAGTTGTCGTCAATCTTAATTCCTTTCAATTGGTCTTCAAACTTCAATAAGTCCAAAGATTTACAACTAACCGCAGTACCTTTATCACATGATTTTTGTATCTCAGACTTTTTCTTATCAATAAAGAAATCCAAGTTTTCTTTTAACTCTTTGAATAAGTCTTCTTTTGTTTCGAAAGACTTATCTGGGAAGTAATGGCTTTTTATCATTTCTTTATTTCTTTAGCTTTATTGATATACGCTTGTTTTTTTTCGTTTTGTTTACGCGCCTCTTCTTTTAGAATCTCGCGTTTTATTTCTTCGGGTGTTAACTTTGTGCTCATAACCCTAATTTAAGTTTAAACTCGTTGCTCATTTTGATTGCTTCTAATGTCGTAATCGTGCCGTTTTCTAACCCGATTTTAATAGTTTCCTGCATTGCTTTGAAACTATTTATCTTTTCATTTACAACGCTCTGCATAGCTGCTAAATGGTCGTAACTAGCTACTAACATTTCTCCTTTCTCAATCAATCCCCATTGTGAAGAAAGTGAGTTCATTGTATTTTTTGCAGTCGTTTGTATTGAATTCTGAATGTAAGATATTATACCTTGCGATTGATTTTCAAATGTTGAATCTTTGGCAAAGTAGTTGATTACGTCTTTAGACATTTCAAAAGCTAAAACAATCTTATTAGCATCATCGGCAAATTGTTCATCAAGATAAAGCCTTTTCATATCGCTCACTAAATGAGTATATGAAATATTTTTATTTGTTGTAAGCACGTCTTTACTGCCTAAAATCTTTTCTATTGCTGTTCTGTCTTCCGGCTGTAATAAAGCCTCATTCCCATCTGATTTATTAGTTCCGATATACTTAGCACTAAATTGTAAATTCTTATTCTTAGACTTTAGATTTTCCTCAATGTTTTGCAATGGCTTGGTTAACCCCATTACTCTGCTTTCTGAACGAAAAAAAGAATTACAAGTTAATCCGTTTGCCATATCATACAACGGAATAAGTTCGGATAGCTTAATATTATATTCCTGCTTATCTAACTTGTATTTAATAGTTTGATCCCCGAATTTCTTTTTATCCTGTTCAGTAACTACGAACTTATTCAGCTTGTAAGTTTCTTTAAAGTCTATTTCGGAAGGAATAAGGTTATACAACGATTTAGGTGTATCGTTTTGAAATGCTTTTATTTGGTAAATGTAGTCGTTGCCTGTTGCTGATAAAAACCACATTTGTTGGAATAAAAAGTCTTCTTGTGATTGAAAGTAATTAGGCTGCTTTAATAAAGCTATGTAAGGACTATTTTCGATTTCCTTACCGTTCTTGTCAACGTGCTTAATCTTCATTTGAGAGTAAAGCCTTGCACGCAATAAAATCACAGTCATTAAGACCGGATTAGTTAATGATAACTCTAAGTAATTATCATCGTTTCGGAAGTTGTTGCCTTCCATATATGAATAAAAAAGCTCACCAGACCGATTTCGTTCGACTCTGACAAGCTCTTTTCCTAAAAATCTGATCGATTTTATAACTTCCATTCCTGTATATCCACGCTTCACAGCATTAATAATAAACAAATATATAAAAAAATATTAATATCCAACTATCTTATTGTAAATATAGAACAAAAGCCATCCAAAAGTTTATTGCTTATTTTTTTTCGTTTAACATACATATCGTAGTATAATTCATAATTCAAAACTATATCAGCCCTTACGCTTTCATAATTAGGCGCATTTACATAAATTCCGTAGTCGTCTTTTTCTAAGTCTTTCACGCTATTTTATATTTTAATTATTGTTTAAATTTACGATAAATATCTAGTTTTAGAATACCATTTAATAACATATTTAGCAGCGTCGATTAAATCTTCCCTTGTTTCTTCAGGAATATCCAATTGAATGCCCTGATAAACTTTCCAAGCGTAATTTTCATAGTTTTCTTCTAGGCTGTAGCTGCTTTTAGTATAATAGATTTTACTCTTTTGCATTGTTTCAATTGCCGAAACGACTGAACCTTGCCCTTTCATCGCTTTGATTGCGTTAAATCCTGCATTCTTTAACTTCCTTGTTTCTGACTCGTTTAATTCATTTCCACAATCGCAAATAATTTCAATATGCTTTGGTACTCCCAAAGCCTCAAGTTCTTGTGATAATGTGCCTTTCATATCATTAAGAGGCTTGTAAAGCAACTCTTTTAAAAAGTAAGTCCCGTCGCCATCGGTTTTCATTTCTATCAATGCGGTAGGTGCTGAAACCCCGAAATCCAAACCGTAGTAACTTGGATATGATAATAGTTTAAAATCTTCGTCGTCTATTATTTGCCAATCTTTAAAAATCCTATTTGGCTTTTCTGCTTTTAAGCCCAAACCATATACGCACCACATGTACTTATCAGCAGTCATTTGCTGGATGTTATATTCTGTTGGTTCGTAAGACAGAATCTTTTTCTTTTGCTCTGCCGGACAAAAAGGATTGTCTTTAAAGGTTGAATGAATTAAAATAGCATTATCCTGTTTTATTAAATCATCACTCCAAAGCCTTCCAACAGGGTTATAATCCATAAAAACAGTCCCTGAACACCTCATGTCTAACTGATCAAATGTTTCTTTAGGCATACGATAAAATTCATTGAACCATAAGTAATCCGAATGATAGCCATGTACTTTTAAATCGTCGTCAGTTCCTTCAATGCAGATTGTGCTTCCGTTTGGGAATGTAAATATACTTTCTGTCTTATTAAATCGTATATGTTCATAGTTTTCTAAAGTTGGATAGTACTTTAACATATCTTGCAAAATAGTGTCTTTACAGTCTTTCTTTGTGTTTCTGAATACTGCTAATTTAGTCCGTTCTTTTGTCCAGGCTAATAACCAAAATATCTGTAAAATGCTAAAGGTCTTCGAACTACGTGAAGACCCTGAGTTTATTATGTACTTATATTTTCCGCTGTTAAGAGCGTTCCAGTTCTTTTCAAAAACCGGAGTAGCTTTAATCTTCATCCGGCTTTGTTATTTCAATTTGTATCGATGTTGGCATTGACTGTATTGATTTGCCATCTGAGGTAATATCGGTATTCTCTCTAATGTTGTTTAATCGCTGAGTAATTGAAGGATTATAAAGTCCTAACATACCGCCTGTAATCTGATTTGACCTAATTTCCTCTTTAATATGTGAACAGATAGTACAGAAGTCATTATACATTTCATCTGTATTATTGAAATAATGTTTTATTGTTCCGTATTTTTTAAAGCAGAAAACAGAAAACCCTTCCATAGTATAAGGTAATTTAAACGCGTCCTCTTTCTTCATTCCTGCTGCACCTACATACTGAACTTTAACCCATTCTAGAGCCTCTTTTTTAAGGTGTTCTTTATACTCTTCAAAAGCCTTTTCTAAGTCTTCAGGAGTTTTAAAGTTTCTAGTAGGGTGTATGTTTCCGTTCTTAGCCATTATTCATCGTCATTTATGCAAACAAATTTTCTTATCGGTTCTCCTGTTTCAGTATATCCTATAACTATACATTGGTATATTTTTTCGCTTTCTTTCATCTTAATTCTTTCTTACGTCTAATTCTTTACCTGTAAACTCGTCTACTTCAGAAACAAACTCCCCTACTATGGTTAAGTAAGGGAAATTGTTTTTAACCATTGTTTCGGCTGTTTCCCGGTCTGAACTATACACATCATTTCCAACGAAGGTTTTTATTTTTCCGTCGTTCCGGTCTAAGGCTTGAAATGTGGTTATGTATCGTTTCATAATCAAATATACAAAATTATTTTAAAATGAGTATTCGCTTTCGTTTATGTTATACCCTTCATCTTCAAGGAGGTTTATTAATCCATCTGAACAATTTTGACAAAGGTGTATTTCTCTTTTTATTCCGAATGAACATTCAGGAAACCATTGACCTTTCATTTGTGATAGTTCAAAGTCGTAATCTTCAAATCCTGATTTTGATATAACAGTTTTGCATTTATCGCAAATTAAATTGTTTCCTGCTTCCATAATTTAATCAATTATTTTCAATAAACCAACGGTAGTATTAAAAGCCTGTGCAATTTCTTCTTTTGTTACTTCTTTTTGTTTTATTATTTCAGCCCAAACACCGTCTACAAATATTCTACAATCGCCTAGCCATAAATGCCCTTTCTCATCGAAATCATATCCGTTATTATTTAATTCACATTTCCCAGCCCAATCAGAAATTACTACTGAATAACATTGTTTATACCCTCTTCTTTTCGCCTCTTCAATTAAAGCGGCTTCGACTTCTTTTCCTGACGCTTCTTTTAAACCGATTGTACCCCATCCATAATCTTTATCACTACTCCAATTACCGTACATATCAATTCCATATCCGAGAGGATATTTATCTTCGTCATATCTGCCTACAAAGTTAAATAAGAAGCTATGTTTATTTTTATACCACTTACCCGCTTCTAACTTAACTTCAAACAATTCCGGGAACAATTCTTTAACTGTCTTATCTGGATTATTTAATAATAATTCTTTTTTGATTTTCATAATGTTTTGTGTTTCGTTGGTTAATACTTCATCTAAATATATCATACTGTTAGAACTTATATCCGTCATTTAGATAAATTCCAAAATCTCTCGGAGCGATTAGCTTACTGGTCTTGCCTAAAGTCATGTACTTATAACCTCTTTCAAGTTTATAAATTTCGTTAGCCTTAGCTATTTCTAAAGCGTTTAAGGCTTTTTGTCTTTGTAGTGCCTCTGCTGATTGACCGTGTATTTTATTTGAGTCAATTACAGAAACATTTTTAGGGTTTAATTTGTTTGACATAATTATTGTTTTTAAGTTAAATACTCTTCAATCAATTGGTCTAGTCCTTCCTCATCCATTTGGTTAATCCAATCATTTAGCCTTTCTCTTTTTTCTTCTAATTCAGTTTTCATACTTTTACTTTTTCCGGCTGTCGCCTGTTATTCTTTCTACTTTGTGAATGAAATAATTATCGTGTTCAAATGGGAACTTCTGCATTTTCAAAGTGTGATATGGTAGCCCTAATATATCACAGGCAAGTTTAAAGTTCCCGTACACTTCTGGAGAATCACTATATCTTTCAATTACTATTACTGTCTTTTTCATTATTAATCTTTTTGTAAAGATAGTGTTTATTTTTTACTTATCAAATAACCTTTATAAATTTTTCCTGCATTCCTTCTGATTGAGTATTCCTCACAAAGTAATTGTTTAGATAATTGTTTTGCTGTTCCTTCTAAAACTTCTTTACCTCTTGTTAGGATGTAAACAATTGGATCGTTATGTTTTTTGATTATATCTTTATTCGGGTCTTCTCTTAAGAGTTTCGGTGTTCCTCCGGATGCAACTTGGTTAAATTCGTTCCAATGTCTTTGAGTCCATTGTCTTTGATTTATTTGCCACAATATCCAATTCCCTACTTTGGCGTGTTTAATCATTACCCTATGACGCTGTAAGTCTGTTATCATACCTCTGAATGTTAAAAGTTGTTTCTATACATAACCAACGGTTTTGAGTTGTTCCTTTCATCGACTGAATAAATAAGTCGTATTTCAATTTATATTCTTTGTTAAATCTTAACAGGCTCATGTGTAACTTTTTTAAGTGCATAACGTTTGAGTGGTCTTTATTGATTATTTTACCTGTTGCGTGTAATGTGAGCCCTTTATCCATATTTGAAAAGTAAGCTATTGCTGCCCTTGTTTCGACATTGTAACGCTTGCTGTTTGGCTCAAGACAGTTAGCAACGTTAAAAGCCTTATTCGCGTTTAATATCATTTCCTTTTTATAAAAAGATGACATTGTATTATTGTTTCTTTTAGGCTCTTTCATTACTCTGATCGTTCAAGTGTGAAATATTCAATTGCGTTATAAAGGTTATCCCAATATAAATGACCTTCTTTTGTTTCTTCCCATACAAAAGCATCCATAAGGCAGTCAGTATTTTCATTTCCTTTTTCTTGCTCTATTTGGTATCTTTCAGCTCTTAATCTAATCGCTGTTGGTAGTTGTGAAATTTTCATAATTTATTTTTTTTAGATTGTTTTTTATATGCTTTTTTTGCTTGTTTGTAAATTACAATAGCTGAAATTAAAGCTATTACCGGTATTGTAAAAAATATATTCATAGTTAATATTTGTTTTTGCGCAATTAGTTTTAATTGATTATCAATGCTTTATAAATATATTTAATTTTGAGCATTGCGTCAATATCTGAGTTATGTGCAATTATAAGTGACCACCTTCAACAAACTTGACCAAGTGGTCTGCACACCATTGAGCCTTATTTAGTGGGTCTAATGACAGATAGTTTTTCAACCAAGCGTCTTTGGTTATTCCGTGTTTCATTACGGCTTTAACCTGCTCAAATCGTTCATCTGTGTAAAGGTCAAGTTTGCCTTGTTCCTTCAATATCTTTTTTGTTTCTGCTTTCATCTTGCGAATAATAACGGCACATAACAAGGGTTTTGCGTAATAGCCCTATAAAGTGTCGTGGTTAATTTTAAGTTTCTACTAAGGGCTACTACGCAAAGCCCCGATACGTTATCTACAAGCTATTCCAAACTTAGTGTAAAAAACTTGTTGAATAAAACGATGTCTTTTCCTATTCCATGCTCAGGTTTATAATAAATTCCTGTTGGCGTAATTTCAATAATACTCCAAGAGCATATTTTTATTTTTGTTGGCTTATCGTTTTCGATAAATTTATAAACATTGCTGTTATCTTCTAAAACTTCCTCACAATTTTTATCGTGAGAACATAATTCTCTCAATATTTTAATTAATTCCTCTTTTTTAAGATTGAATAATTTTTCAAAAGTGGGGAATCCTACTTTGTACTTTTGTAAATATTCTTCTACCATATCCATAATGTAGCCTGTTTATAACAGCCGTTTTACGCAAACAAGGCTGTATTTATTAATTGAATGTTTGTTTTGTATCAGTAAACTTTTAGCGTAAATCAAAGTTTATGGTTTGTTTTTCCTTGTCAGCGTAAAGCGGGCGAATCGTTATGCGAGATGCTACTAAACCGCATTAGAAAATAATAAATCTCTTTTTAATAATACATAAAATAAATCTTGAAGTTCGTGAACATAATCAATATACATAAGTGCATTTTCATTTTCACAAAGTATAAAACCGTCGTAGTCTTTGACTTGATTTAGTGTGTATCTAAAATTTGGTAATGTAGCTTCAATTAATCCATTCATTCCCACAACAAAAAAACCAAATTTTAAAAGCCATTCTTTAGTTAATGGCATTCCTGTAAACCTATCCAAGTCAACTATTGCGGTTGGGTATTCAATTCCAATTTCTAAAATATTGGCTTTATCATATTTTTTCCAAATTACTTTTACTTCTTTTGAATTGTCTAATTTGTAGAAGTAGTTTTCTTGTATTTTCATTTTTATAATTTATTAAATTAATATCTAAAAACACCATCGCATAACAAGTGTTTTCTGCAATGGCTTGGTTATGTTTTTCCTTCGGAAAAACGTCAATTAGTTTAATGTTGGTTTTGCGTTGGTGTGGTAAGTGTTTACTCGAAGCCACTGACAGAAAGCACCGGGACGTTATAAACAATAATCTTCAAACGTTGTGAAATAATCACTTGAATAAATATATTTTAAAATTTCTTCATCTTTATCAGGGAAAAATAACCAAGATGCCTGTAATGATGAAGAAAAATTTTGCCAAATATTTATACATTCAATTATATTTACTAGTATATTTTCTTCAATTAACAAAACACGTTGTAATCTGTATAAATTTATTAAATCATCTTTAGAGCAAAAAGAACCGTCTTCTAAAAATATATTATTATTATCACTAAGTCTTTCCATAATATTACTGTTTATAACAGCAGTTTTGCAAGATAACTGCTAAGTGATTAATTGTTTGGTAGTTGTGTGCTTTCAAGTTACCTCGCAAAACTGGCAACTCGTTAACCGCTATTTTGAAAAACCTCCGCGTTCAAGATCTAACTTGATAATTTCAAAACCTTCTTTTTCGGTTTTAATCTCTTTTTTCTGTGAGAAAATATAACTAAGTGATTTCTCTTGTTTTTCATCAAATCCAATACTGCGGCAAAGGATAGGTAAAGAACCGAACAATCTGTATTGTTCGGTTTCTTTATTTTTTAAAATGAATGGCATTATATTTGGCTTTCCATCCAAGTTAAAATAACTTCCGCATCTTCTTCTTTAAAATCATAATCCGAACCAAATAAAGAAAATAAAGTGTCTTGAGATACAGCTTCTGAACATAAATGATTGTCTAATTCTATTTGAATGTGAGCGGTTACAGAATTGTCTTTTGCCCAAGTTCTTAACATCAAAAAACCTTCTTTTGTGTTACACATATCAATTGCGTTTTCGATAACTTCTAATTTTTCGCTTCTTTCTAATCTGTTCCAGTTTTTTGCTAATTGAGTTTCCATTTTTTTAAGATTTACAAAATAACTTCGTTGTCATTTCTTTAGCAAATATACGTCTTATTCTCTAATTGCCAAATGTTTTTGAAAAATATTTTAATTATTTTCTAATCTTGCGTAAAAAACAGCGGTTAACAATGGTTTTAATCAATTGCGCCAAAGTAGTTTGCGCGTAGGGCGCAACTGAATTAAAGCCATCGAACGTTATAACTTTTTAACGAATTTATCTGAATAATCAACTTCAATTTCAAAGTAGCTTAAATCCTCGTAAAAGAAAGTGTAAATCCAATGCCTTTTCCAATATCCTTCTACATATTTTTCCGGCATCTGTCCGTTTATTCTAAGCCCTGACTGCCTTATTTTCCTTCCTTCATACTCCTGCCATTCAAAAGTATCGACTCTGATAACTTTATCTTTTATTTGTATTTTATCCGCCATAAACTAAGCTTCTATGTCTCTCTTCGTAATATGTAATATAATGATATTCGACTATATTAAGAACATACCAATTATACAAAGCAATTTCTTTTATTTCATCGCATGATTTATTAAAATTATCATGTTGGATTGTATACACTGCTTTCATGACCTAAAATTTAAATCCTGCTCTAATAAACCCGCTTAATCTGTATTCAGGGCTTGCACCGCTGTATAAAAAGTCTTCTCGATAGTCTGCCGTGCCACGTAAGCCAACAAAATACTTTTCACTTACATTGTAATCAATTCCGCTTTCAAAGCCAAATAAAGGATAAGGCTGTGAGCCGCTGTCTTTGTAGCCTCTATTAATTACCCCTAGCCTAATACCTCCGTAATATCTAAATTGTTCAAATAATCCACTTGTAAGGTTTAAACCTAATGCCCCTGAAATATCAAAGTATCCACCTTCGAGAGAATCAAATGTTTGTACTCCAGCTTTAACATATCCGAAATACGATACAAGTTCTATTTCTGCACCGGCATTTATTCCGCCTTCTTTAATAGACGCTGAAGGATCGACATAAACAGAGCCTGTAAAATACTCTTTTTGTCCAAATTGTAACTGTGCGCTTGCTGTCATTCCGATAGCTAATAACGCGATTGTGATAATTTTTTTCATAATTTTTTATGTTATTTTACGGTCTAATAATTTAAATATTTCTTCTTTTGTTTTTGGGCGAAAATTGTCATAATATATCATATCTTGATCTTCGCAGTTTCCATTTTCAGTTACAGATATTAATTTACCTATTTTAATTGTCTTGTCCTTTTGGTCGTTATAAAATAAACCGAAACATCCAATATGCTCTTTTAAATATAATCTGTTAGAATATGCCATGTATTTTTGTGTTTAAAGTTTTTCGTCTATTTGTTTTTTGCAGTCTTCAATTGTTTCTCCAAAGTAGATACATTCATCACAATTATTTAAATTGTAAAATTCATATTTCAGGTTTTTTTGCAATGGAATGTAAACAACGTGATCACTTTTATATATCGCATATCCTTTGTACTCTAGTGCTTTCATGATAAAATTTTTAATGTTGTTGGTTCGTAATACTTTGTTAGTTTCATTCTTGCGTATCGTTCCTTATTCGGGTTGTATTCTCTTATTCCTTGAATCAGGATTAAAAAGTAAAATGCTTTTTTCATACTTTTTTTAAAATAGCCCCCGAAAGGGCTTTATTATTTTTAACTTAATACCTCTTCAATAGAAAAAGAATCATCTCCTTCATTTTCATCTACTGAAATGTGCCCTATTACATCAAAATCGTCATCGAATCCAACTATTTGATTACAATCCCCGAACCATTTAGTAGTTGTTCTATTTTCAAAATTTGTAGCACCTAAAGAAATTAATATTTCTTTAGCTCTTTTTTCTGTTGCTACCGGGTTTGTGTGTGTTGATGAAGTTTTCATAATATTTATTTTTATGTGTTATTATTATGATGTAAAAGTAATACTTATTTTTACACTAGCAACTACTTTTTTTAATTAATCGACGAACTGCACGAAATTTTAACATTTCACTTAAACATTGAAATCTGATTATTTTTAGTTTGCTCTGTAATCCCTCTCATAGTGTCGAAAATAGTTTTACCAGCTACGTAATCGACTAAATTCCTGGCTATTTTATCTTTTCGTTGCTCACCTTTATAACTGCTTAGATCTATTTTATGAAATTCTTGCCACTTTGTCACCTCGTCTTTGCCTTCCATAAAGTTAGATTTTCTTTCAGATAACACATTTGGCAAATTAAAATTTGTCCAATACAAATGCCGTCCCCTTTTTGCTGCTGTAATAAGTGGCTCATAAAATGGCACAACATTTTCAACGCAAAACTTACCTTTAAAGTAATGTTTTAAAAATATAATTTCTTGGTAAAGCATCATGTTTGGATATTCAGGCGTTGTGCTTTCATGTCTTGCAAACCTAGCCCTTGAGTGGGTAGGACAAGGCGGTGAAGTCCAAATAAAATCAAACTCTTTATAATGGCCTAATAAATATTGTGCGCATCCGCAATGATTACCGTATCATTCGGGAATCGTTCCTGATACATTCGTGCTAATTCTGGATCCAATTCAACTGCTGTTACTTCGCAATTATCCCACAATAATCTGTTTCCGCCTAAACAAGCATATAAATTTAATACTTTCATAATATTGTTTTTTCTAATTAAATAAATCCTTCGTCAATTAAATAAGGAAGAGCGTCTTTGTTAAAATACTACCTCACTTTCTTCGTTGTAACTTTCTCCAAACGCATCTAATAAAGATACTTTTGGAATAGTATAATCAATTTGTTCAACTTCTTTAACTTCCGGTTGTTCTTTTTGGTTTTTATAATCTAACCAACTAAATATTTTTTCGTTATGGTCGTCAATGTACCTTCCTGAATCTAAATGATACCTAAAGTCAACACAGCCAACTTCCCCCCAATGCGAAAACTTAACTTTCTGAACGAATATATTTGTTTTCTCTTCCTGAAAATCCCTGTAAACAGTTATACCGTTATCAGTTTTATTATAAAAGTTTGCTGATCCTGCGATATTGTAAAGCGTTGGAACTTCATATTTACCTGTTTCCTTTGATTTAAAAATCTTTGTCGGGTGAGCAACTAAAAAACAATGCACTTGGTTATCTTCGCAAAACGTCGCTAACTTATCCAGACTTTCACCAATGTATTTAGTTTCGTTTTGAGTAAATTTATGCTCTAATTTGTTCCACGCATCAATAACAAACGCATCTATTCCTTTTGTCTTTTTAAGTCTTTTAACGTGCGATAAAATACTATCTAAGGTAAAATCCTTTTCCGGCTTAACAAACCAAAATTTGCCGTCTAAATAGTTTTTGCAGTCGTTTAATTCGTCAATTGATAATCTGCCATCGCCAAACCATTTTTTGCCTGTTAACTTTCTTGCAAGTTTAGAAACGTGTAATCGTGTCGGTTTGTTTTCCGGTGAGTAAAACGCAAATTTCCAACCGTTTTGAATATTTAAAAGCAATGCTATTTGATCTACGAAGTCGGATTTACCGTGTCCTGGTATTCCGGTTACTGTTGTGATATATCCCTTAACAAATCTCAAATGCTTATCAAATTCATTCATTCCGGTTGCAACGCCATTATCTAATCCATTAACATACATATCGTTTATCTCGTTATCTATATCCGAAATGGTAAACACTCCCTCTAAAGGAAAATCTTTTGCGTTGTTAACTGCGTTTTTAATTGAAATGCTGCCTTTGTGCTGAAATAAATCGTTTGCGTCTTTGTATTCGTCAAATTCTAAGTACTTGCAGTTTTCAATTCCTAACCGTTCCGCTAAATCATATCTTAATTTACGCCCTGCAATATCGTTATCAGTTGCGATGTAAAAAGTTTCAACCCCTTCCAACTCATTTATGCAGTTATCTAAGTACACTAAATTATTTGTATTTATGTTTGCGCCATTCGGAACTGAAATAACATTTTCAAAACCACATTCAAAGAAAGTCATTGCATCAATTTCGCCCTCACATATCAAAACCGTTTTAAAGCCTTTTAAGCAATCCAAATTGTAAAATAATAACTCTGAGCCTTTGTGTAATTTAAATGCCTTAGAACCGCTTCTGTACTTCACATTGACCAACTCATCGTTACGGAAGTAGTTAAACTGAATTGTATTTACTTCTTTATTCACTTGTGGCATAAATTCCAACGACTCCGAAATTTTAAAATGCTTTAGCGTGTTTTGTGAAATCCCACGACCTTCAAACCATTTAACTACGTTTTCAGAAAGTTCAGTTTTGTTTTTCCAAATAGGCTTAACATACTCGATTTTTTCAACATGATTAATTAAACCGCCTTTCCAACTACAGTGATGGCAAAACCAAGTACTTTTATCCAAATTTATTGAAAGGCATTTATCTGTTTTCTTTTTTCTGTTATGCGAGCATTGTGGGCAAGTAGTTTGCACCTCTCCCGATGTTTTACTACTTCTTATGTCTATGTTAAAGTCCCTGTAATCCATTATAAGTAAAAGAATTTGTTTTTAACTTCCGGCTTTTGTTCGTCTGTGTTTTGTATTTCGTCTTCCCAGCATTTACCATTTAACCACGTTTGAGGGTTTTTACGGTATTGTTTATCGGGTGTTGACTTAACGTAATTTTCTACTACATCAAGTATCTTTTCAATTTCAGCATCAGTTAATTTTAAAAACTTCCCTTTGCATTTATCTAAATCAACTTTCTTTTTATACAAATCCCAAAACAAAATAAATTGTTCTTCTTTTGTTGGTTTATTGTCTATAGTTTCTTGTTTATCTATACTACTATTGCTTTGCCCCGTGCTATTGATTTGCTTTGCCGCGTGCTTTACTATTGCTTTGTCTAGTGCTTTACCGTTTTTTGGCAAAGCACATACTAAGCTAATTATATTTGCAGAGTATTGATTTTTACTTTTTTGAACCATTTTAATAAACCCCCAGTCTACTATATCATTAAGATATTTAGTATATGTCTGGTGCTTCTTTATTCCTATTGCATCCATTGCCATTTGAGTAGGGAAGCCGAATTTATCGCGCCATCCTAAACGGTTACAATGTTCAATAGCAAAAAAGTAAATTGCTGAGTGGTTCGGAGTTATTTTCTCCGGATTTTCAAAGCACCAATCGAACCACGCTCTTGAAAGTTCGTAGCCGTTCATTATCTTTGTTTTATATTATTCCAACAAATACCACAAAAGTAAGCTAACGCCTTTTCAGGATAGCGCATTTTATTACAAGCCTTTTCCATTGCATCAGAAACAACTTCTATATCTAACTCTTTTAAAAAAGTCTTTACAGAAATTCTGAATTTATTACTAAAGCATGAATCATTAAAAATATTATTAAATAGCACTTCTACTGTATTAATATCGTTTTCAATTTGTTCTTTTTCTAAAGAAAGTATTTTTTGATATTCTTTATACTGTTGTAATGCAATTCTTTTACCTTCTGATTTTTCTAAAATAGTTTTAGGAATAGAAGTAAGTTCGTTTCCTGCTTTACCTCTATTGCAATCAAAGCAAGCTGTAACTAAATTATCAATATGATTAGTCCCCTTTTTGCAAACCGGAATTAAATGATCGATTTCTAAAGGAACTTTCGGAGGTTTTGCAGAACAATATTGGCAAGTAAATGAATCTCTTTTAAAAACTTCAAAACGCAGTTTTTTACTAATCGGTTTTCTTTCTGGCTTATCCATTAGAACCTCCTTTCAATTTGTGTTGAATAGATAAAAGAGCGCCGATTAAATCAAATACTTGATTTTTAGTTAGAGTTACATCTTCAGTTAATCCTTCGATGTTTGTAATTTGAAATGTTACTTCTTTTTTTGTAGTTAAAAAGAATTCTAAATAGGTATCTTGAGTACCCAATTCAATAAATTTGTAAATCATAGTGTAGTGTATTAAATTAAAAAATCCCATCAAGTCGGCGGTATTGTGAGATGCGCTTTCCTGATAGGATTATTATAATTTTTTCCGATATGTTGATAATGCATCTCACCTCATTACAAAAGCAAATATAGTTATTATTTTGTTACCTGCAAAGATTTATTTAGAATTTTTACTTCTTTTTGTATTTCTTTTAATTTGTCAATAGTCCAAACTTTTACAAACTGTTTGTCAATCTCTGCAAGTTTAACAAGCGCATTGTATCTTTCTTCTCCTATTCGTTTAGGAAGGTTTAAAGAGTAGTTTTCAAAGTTACCGTTTAGATACAAATTACATTTTTCACATTGTCCGTTTATGTTATCAAAATTAAATTTAAGCGTTTCAAATGATCCGGAAGCGTAAAAATGCCCAGCTTGAAAACTATCTTTCCAATTATCACCGCACGAAATACAAGGCTTTCCTTTGTCGCGATTACGGATATATTTGTGAACAATCGTCTTAGTACTTAAAATCATTCGTTTAAGCGCGTTTCTTTCCTTTCGTTCATCATATAACGAAGTGAGTTGTAATCGTGGAGCAGAGGCTTTT